ATCGTCTTGTGTTTTTCTCTATCCTCCCGACACTCAAAAGGAGGATCGTAAAAGTATCTTTCACGTTCCGTTTCCATTACCCCTCATTTGATAGCCACGTGTTGGACTTGCACCTACGACCTCCCAATCTACCTTCCGTTTTTAGCGGATGCATCTACTAGGCGCTCTACTACCTGAGCTAACATGGCAAAATTTTATTAATGGTCACATTCATTAAGCTTGGTGTGTGGAGTAGGCCGGTCTCTGCCTTTACGGGGTAAAAAAGCACCCCAGCCGGTATTATCACCTTCAGGTGTAATATCCCTATTCATCTCCCACTGTTCATTAGGCACTGCACGACCTGTGCCATGCTTAATCACGTCGGCTGTTCTGTTTTTTGTATAATCTGGGTTGTGCTGAGTGTTCTTGCTCATATACCTCGCTTCCTACTGTGTTGTAGTCAATGATCCATTGATTGAACATATCTTCGGAACATGGGCATGGGGCTTGATAGCTTTCCGAAAAAGCTATCAGCCCCATGACTCTTTGATCTGGTGTGAGATCTTCCCATTTCATTAATGTTGTGCTCTGTGCTTTTTAACATATCCGGCTAAACCGTCAACAGATTTTTTGTATTCTTCCATCTGATTCATCTCAGAGGAATATTTTCCACCTGCCAATTCTGTGTCTGCTGGATCTTTTTCCCAATGTCCTTGGTGAAATTGAGGCATAGCAGATACTTTATCATGCGGATGCGAACCATGCTTTTTGTGACCTTTCATAATCTACTCCTACCCGGCCATTGCCGGCTGTTGTGATGATATGCTTAACTGCCCTCTTTCCGGGGCATTTTGAGACTTTATAGCCATTGCAATTTCGTAAGATTTTCCGATCATCTCAAGATCCATCATTTCGAGACCAACCATAGATTTGACCAGGTCAAGCTCAGTTTGCGCCCTCTTGTGGTCGGCACCAGCTGAAAGGTCATCCACTTTTGCTTGTGTCTCGTAGATCTTGGCCTGATCTAGTTGTGCTTTAGCCATCATGCCATGAATCTTAGCTTGGTCAAGTTCCTGTTGCGTTTGGGCCTGTTGCTGCATCTGCTGTGCCTGCTGTTGTGTCTGTTCTTCCATATCTGAAATGACTTGAGCTTTATTGGAAATAAACGCAGCACGCAGGATACTCTTATCTGGAATATTCATGCCTAATTCTTTAAAGTGAATAAGCTGCTGAAGTTCCATCTGTTTTTGTGAAGTGCTATAATTTCCTTCTTCAACGGCAGTGGCATATTTTTGACTGTGTGATGTCCAAAATCTTGGCTCTGCATCATGCCCAAGGATATTGCGTATTTTACCCTTTGAGAAATTTTTTCTAATTGCCTGGAGTCTGATCTTTCCATAAAGTCTTTGAGAGTAGTCAAGTTTATCGAAAATCGTTTGCAAAGTAGTAAGTCCGGCACCCTGACGAAGCATCGAAAGAATGCCAGATTTGTCGTCCGTCGCTGCGCCCAAAAGCTCCTCATTTACCCCCGATATCGCTGTAATGTCCTCGGCCAGTGATTTTGATAACTCCATCAGTGACGATGGGATGGATACAGGCTCTATGCGTTGAATTTCACCTACATTTCGTCCCGATTTAAGGGGAATAAGGAACCCATCCCCTCCACTAGATTGTCTAAAACATTTCGGATCTGTCACAACGTCTACAGGGTATATCCATCCGGCATTGACAGAACTTTGTAACAGCTGAAGTTCAATTATTTTCCTCATATTATAAAGAAATTGAGGATCTCTAAGATTTCTAATAATTCCTTGCTTTCTCCAGGCGTAGGCCTGTATGTCTTGCTCTACGTAACACTGGATGGGGACAAAGGGATATGGGTCTATGCCGAGTAAATTTTTACCATGATAAACGACCTTACCTGAAAGAGTGATGACAAGCTTAGTGGTAGGTATCTGTGCCTCTTTTACCCTTAGCCAGGGCTGCTCATAAAGGACCCTTTTAAGCTCGTCCTTATCCGCCGTTTCATCTTCCTCCCACTCTGCAGCCTCACCAGATAGGGGGTCTAGGATGATTTTTCCTGGCCTTGTAGTGCGGTAATAGAACTCATCGTAGGTGAATAGGTTGTTAGTCGCTACATTCTGCAGTTCAGCTTGTACAGGGAACCGACCATCCTTCATTCCCCCCGGCTTCATTTTGTCTATTTCTTTGGCATAACCGGGGAGTAGGGACTTAGCCATTTCCTTGCTAGTCCATCGCCTGCGCCATATCCCATTGCAGTCTGATAAATCCTGCTTCCTAGTGTACTGGTCTATCAAGTAATTATTCCAAGACACAGCATCAGTGAAAAGGTCACCAGAAACAGGATCAAAAGTATAGTCAGGATATAGGTGTAATAGCGTTTCACCGGTATCTACCGCACCCTCAAAAGACTGTGATAGGTATTCTTGAAATCCATCCCTATCATCACACCAGCGCATGACGCTATTGTAGTCATCCGCAAGGGCGTCATCTTTATCATGTATAGGCATTGTGACTGTAGATTTGCGATTTTTACGCTGAAAGCCGCAGATCATATTGATATGCCTGCGGATCATATTAAAGAAATAGCGCTGGGTATTCTGCTGTCCTGACCCATAGACCTGATTGTATAGCCTCTGATCGCCAACTTTGAACTGTTTGTCTATAGCCCCCTGCATCCAGTAGCTAGAATTTACAGGGTAATTTGTCTGATAAAAGAAGTCTTGGAACTGCTTTAAGTCTTTAGCCTGGACATCAGTCGGGTCAATATATCCCAAGCTGTATTGTCCAGATTCGTATGAACCCATAGAGATTACCTGTCAAATTAAAGTTTTATTTAACACAAAACTTCATTCGTGGCAATTCACATCTACCAATTTTCTACCAATATCTACCAATTTGGTAGGAAGGAAAAAATATATGAAATAGGTCAATAATCGCTAATTTGCTATAATATCTGGTAAAAAGGAGAAAAAATGGAACCCGTATCCCAAACGATGTTTTTATTGTGCTTTGGCGGAATATGTTCGTTAATGCTTTTTGTGTGGAAAAACATGATTAGTACTATAGAAAAAATTGACTTAAAAATTGACGGATTCGAATCAAGAACAAATGCAAGATTCACCCTATTGCAAGAAACCATCACCGATATAGACCGCCGATTATGCAGGATAGAAGGAATGATTAGTGCCAAAGAGTGCTGCATGCTAAAAGATCACTCTCACAAAAAAGAAAGCGCCTAATCCAATCGTAAATGCATCAAAAATAACCACCATTTGTGGGGCCTAATGGCCCCCAAGAATCATCTTCGAACACCTTGCGCCTGTACTGCTCATAGGATAGATGGTCATCGGGACTTGTAAATTCCCCAGTAGGGAAGGCCGTGCATACTGCATATCTAAGAGCGTCGCATATATGGTCGTTCTTCTTTACAGGCTTATCCTCGCCTCGGTCCGCGGCCTTGGAGTCCCAGGCATAGGACTGAATATGCTCTCTTAAAGTCGTACATCCCTTATGTATGATTAGATTTTTTCCTCCGATAAACTTTGAGCATATTTTAATTCCCAATAACACGTCGTTATTCGCATCCAATACTGGGAGATCTTTTTGTCTGAGCGCAATTTTAAAAGAGGCAGCGGCAGGATCAACGTAGATAGCAGACAAATGTTTATAACCGATAAAGTCCTTGATATCTCTAACAAGCTCTTCATCCGTCTTAGATCTACCTGTTTTAGCCGAATCATAGTAATATTCTGCTTCCACTCGTATTTGAGGCCATTTGTTTGGCGTGACTGCACATAACACTGCTGCAGTTGCATTAGTCGTGCCATAATCAATCCCAACGACATAATAACTAGGACTCGGATAGGGATTTTCGTATTCATTATACTGATCGTAACAGTCATAAATTGCTCCATGAGCAAGTGCCCACTCTCCAAGAATATAGCGGTTATACCACATACCTGAGTAAGACGCTTTAAGTTGAGCCTTAAACGCATCATCGAGTGTTGGGTTGTCTTCCAGATTGAAGTTCCAATGTACTAAATCAAGTCCAGGTTTGTCTATATAGTCTTTTTTTAACCAGTGCGCAGGGCCTTCAGGGTTGCAGGTAGCTATTAACTTAGCACCTGGCACACTTAGCCGGCTCTCAAGCATCTTCCAAAAGGGTTCGGGTAAATTGGTGGCCTCATCGACGTAGGCTAGGGCCAGGGTAGATCCTTGTATAGTACTAACAGCAGATACATCAGGTGCGCCGACAAACCACACCTGCCGGCCGTAAAGCATGTCCATTTGGGCTTTCTCGGTGGGCTTGGGAAATCCCATTTTCTTGTATAGGTGACTGATAATGTTTCGCTGAATTGATGATCTATTTACGCCTATTACCATGGCATCGCCAGGCGGACCATTTTTTAGGTCAAATAGGAATCTCTCTATACTGGAGTATGTCTTCCCCGACCTCACAGCCCCCACCCATATGTTGAATCTGTGGGTCGCTTCGTTGAAGCTCTGGTCCTGCTTCGGGCTGGTCACCATTTGGCTTTGACACCTCTCTCAATTTAGCAATTTCATATTTTAATTGCATAATTTGATGATCCTTGTCAATTTGATCCTGTAAAGGTGCAGTAAGTACGACATTTTCAGGCTCTCTGTATCCCAGTTTTACCTTACTTAGCCATATGAGAAGCTGTACTGATCCCTTGACTGCTTTTTGAAATAGAACAGTCTCTAGTAAAATCATCCCCTCACTGCGTAAAGACTCCGCATAATCCGCGTAAGTCATACCGTATTTTTCTTTGGTTCGACGGCATAAAGTATCGGGGCTGATATTGAAATTGGAGCAGATTTTAGACTGAGTGCACCCAGCCTGTAAATTTTGATTTAGAATATCCCAGTTAATCTCTTTCCTTGCTTTTGCCATACATACCTATTTATACTTGAAATTAGGTATAAATGATGAATTGGCATATGGCAAGCGGAATTGCTAAGATTTTTGAAGCCCATACTCATATATCTGCTGGGCTAAACTTTTACATTCCTCCATCACATAATTTACATTTCTATAGACACGGGGGTATTTGTGATGTCTGTGATACAGGATGTTTGATGTAATATGTGGTTTCAATCTACAATCATATAATGTTTGGAATTTATTTTTTAACATTTCTGTTGAAGGTGTTAAGTCTCCTGAATGAGCACAATCAAACCCTATTACAATTCCATCATCTAATTGCTTCTCTAAAAATGTTACACCCCCATGAACATCGAATAATCTTTCGAATTCATCATTCATATCCGACATAGATAAGTGTTCTTGGGGAATCTTCACATATCCACAAAGATGACCTCCATATCTATGACCCCCACCCTCAGGAATGCATATCCTGTGAATAAAGCAATTCAATCCTGCGTGCCAAAAACTTAAAAAATCTAGTTCCTCAACCCATTCTCCATAACCCCACCACTTCATTTTTTCTTCCGAGGTGTGTATGTGTTTTTCTATGGTTTCGAGATGGTCCAATTTTATATTCTCCTATTCAGGTGCTTCAGGCAATGGCATCCAATGAGTAATTTTAAATAGACAATTCCACCTGTCGACCCCATCAAATTCAATCTTATCAACTCTACCTGCCCAGTCCACGGCCGCTAAGTAATAACCTGCTTCAGGAGGCAATCTATCTTCAGAGCTTACCCATTTGCCATTACTGAATGAATCGTCAATAATCGACTGCTTCATCACTTCAAATAATTTCGGATATTTTTCCCTTCCTCTCTCCCAGTTCAAAGACTCATTGTCTTCTGCGCTTAATATGTAATTTATACCATAATAGCCCTCTGGGAAATTTATCCATTGCCATTTTTCAGGTTGAAGATATAGATCGCAAAATTTTGAATCGCTGAAAGGTGCTGGAACCCATATCTCATCCATTCTCATGGCCACCCAAACATCACCACGATGCCAGACCAAGACCTTTTGACCATAGGGAGGTAATACTTCACTAGATAAGTTCCAAATTGAATAATTTTTGGATTGTTCTAAAGGTTTACTGCTCAAATCTGATTCCTGGGGTGCAAGGTTTTAGGCCGAGTTCACCCAAATATTTATATATTGTCTTCGCGCTAACGTCAAGGTCTCTTGCTATTTGCAGTATGGGTATACGAGTGCTAAATTGTTCTCTTAAAATCTGTATCTTTTCATTGTCCAGGCATCTTTTCCTGCCTAGATACTTCCCTTCTCGCTTGGCTAATGCTATACCTTCGGCCTGTCTCTCGTGTATGCGAGACAATTCAAACTCAGCCACTGCACCCATTATACTGAGCATGAGAGTTGAAATAGCATCGTTTTGACCGTTGAAAATGAGGTTCTCTTTGACAAAATGGATTGTGCATCCCTTATGCACGAATAGATCTACCAATTTACGGAGATCCCTTATATTTCTAGCCAGACGGTCCATACTATGCACATATACATAATCGTCCTCCCTTACGTAATCTAACATGATCTGGAGCTGTGGCCGTGCTAGTGATGCGCCCGAAGCGTGCTCGATAAATGTCTTATCTAGTAGTATTCCCTCAAGCTGCCGGCCTGGGTTCTGCTCGACGGTGCTAACTCTGGCATATCCTATTCGTTTACCCGTCATATTTTAAGATTCACACCGTTTGTTTATATTAAATATTTTACTTTCAATCGATACCATGTGATCTGCCATCTGCATAAATTTAAGAGAAAGATCAAATAGTTCTACTTGACTTTTACAAGCAAAATAAAAAACACAATGATTTGGGTCGTAAAATTCAATTATGTAAGTATTGTCTTTATTTCTATAAAATAAATGTATTTCGATATAGGCGGAACTATTATGTGAATAATAGTAAGGTTCGTTAATATATATATGTTTAAATCCATGTCTTTCTTTTGTTTTTATATTTTCTTCCCCGCACTCCACCTCCAATTCCAAACAGTCATCCGGATGATAATAAAAAAATATTTTTTGGTTTTGCATATTTTAAACCTCATTTTGCATTATTTCAAAAAATGGAATGGAAGACATCAGTTCTTTCAAGAAGTTCAGGTCTTTATTCACCCCTCCCGGATTGGTGTATGACGTGCTTTCTCTTAACTTTTGCAGAGTAGAGGAGATTTTACACCTCCAAACATTATATTCCTTTCTCATATCATCATTCATAAATCGGTTTACCTCATGAAAAACTCGTCTAATCGGGTCTTTCTCTTCGCACGATTCACAATCTATCAAATAAACAGGCTCATGATTTTTTCTTTTTCTAGGTTTTTGATACCATTCTTTACACCTTGGGCAACGTATTCCGCCAGATCTTCCATCTACACATAATTCAGAATCCCAATAAGATGATCTACCATTAGATATGGCCTCCTCAATAGATATGTGATAATCCATTTATTCCTCCCAATAAAAAGCTGGCATAAACATCGAAAAAAGCTCATCTGCTATTTCTTTGTCTCCATGGAATATTTTTTCAGCCGAAGCATTGAAAGAATTTTGCAGTTCGAAAGAGGTCTTTCCATTTCCCAATACGATCTTTTTTGATTTTGGTAGCTTAACGAATCCTATCCATTGTTTTTTTATATCGTCCCATACGGTAGGTACTCGAAGATATAAATTTTCCCCTCCATCCACATGAAGGCATAATTCCATGTAAGACTCTTTCATTATTTTCTTCTCTCCTCAATAGCACATAGTCTTCCATGGAAATCTTTCATTGCAGCATGAATCGAAAAGATCAAGTCTCTGGTCTCTTTGGCATTTTCCTTAACTTCTTCCCTGATCGCTTGTAGATTGCATTCCATGCGATCATATTCCTTTTGAGAATCTTTTTTCTGCCATCCGATCATTCCGAACATGGCTATCGCGAATAGGGAAAACTGTATCCAATCCATTTTTGGCCTCCTGTTTAGGTATAAATGATATAGCATCAGTGGATAGATTGCGAGTAAATTATGAATGGTGTTTTACGGTAATGTAGTTAAATTTTAAACTTGCACTGCTAATTGGGTGTACCCTATTTTAATGGTGCTGATAAACGATATGCGTAAAAAAACAACAAATTTCGACATGTTTGGAAAACATACATACGAAATCGACATTTCATATGTATGTTTGTTTTTAATCGGAAAAATCACGATTTCTTGATTCTTTATGTTGCGTTAAATTGTTGCCTTTGATATATTTTACTCATACCTAAACAATAAGGAGGGTGAAATGAAAAGATTGCCAACAGAGTTGACAGAAAGCGAGAGAGAAATTTTTGCAGAACTATTCTACAATCACAAGGATGTAGACTTTGATGATGTTTGCGATGGGAATCCGGCACCCTGGGGCTGCCCTTGGGTTTGGGATAACTCAGAATTGGTCGGCAACACGATTTCTGAGATGGTTAAAAATTTTATCGAATCAAATAAAAGAAATTTTGTAGGTCTATAAAGACAGTCTCGCACCATTAGATCGGGTGCGAGATTTATGCTTTTTCTGGGGGGTTAGGTAAAGGCATCCAGTGAGATACATCACTAATAATGTGATAATTCAAATCAGGATTTAGGAAATTTCCATCAATACAAATTCCAAAAGTCACCATCTGATATTCCACGCTAGATAAAATTACCCATTCGTCATTTTCTGGCAATTTATCTTCAACACTTATCCATTTCATTTTCGTATCCCATACATTGTGAGCAAAATGCTATATATACATCTTTACCAGCAGCTCCTCCGCACGCCAACTTACCGCATGAGCAAAATTCCTTTTCTCCTGAATCATGACTCACTTGACTAGAAACAATAAAGTCGATTGGCATAAGTGATCCGAATTCAATTTCACAAATCATTTTCGGTTCCTCATGCTGTCCCATATTCATTTAGGCCACATGTAAATAGCTACTCCAGATCCTATACAAAATAATAAAGTCAAAATTAGAGGAGCGGCGCTTGCGGTTTCCGGAAACCTAGCTAACGCCAGTCCAAAACCAATAATTTGGAATATAAAAACAAAGTAAAACCATATGTAACTAAAGTTTTCCAATTCATTCCTCCGTAGGCCGTTTCATATGCTCACCGCACCTATCGCACTCACCGCTCATTCAATCTCCCTGCTTCTAGGATTGGTAATCCGGCCTCGGTTGGTACGTAAATGACCTGCGATTTCTCGCTATTAAGTCCTGTTATCCAAAGATACCTAAGGTATCCCTCATTGTCTTTGAGTGAATCTGAGATAATCTCGTTGGCTCTAGCCACGCCCTGCGCTCTTATCACTTCCGCCTCAGCTAAATATCTAGCTGATTCCTGGGCTGCTCTTGCCTCCAACGTTTTGATTTGACGGTTAGACTCAGCCCTAGCTAGCTCGGCCTCACCTGCTTTACTCTCAGACCACACATTATAATACATCCCAACCGCCGACATGCCCCATAAAATTATTATGACAATAAAGACACCTGCTAGTATTGTTGATATCATTTTCAATACCCTAACATATTCATATTCATCTTCCATCAATCTCTCCATTCAACAATATCGTGCAACCAAGTACCTTGCATATCCTGAAAGTACGATGTCTCTACTCCTTAAAAATTTAGCCAACACATTTTGTCAGAATGATAATAGGCTTTCTGCTCGTCCCCGTTAACTCTTTTCACTTTCACTATTCCGTTAGACTGAGGAAATTTATTTTCGATCTTAATCCAGTTCCTCAAATCTAATCCATATCTTCCTGATAAAGATCTTCAGGGATGGGTATCCAGTAAAGGATATCATCAAATGATAAATGTGTATTTTTCACTATGACAAGACGAAATTCAGGGTCAGCTATACCTATCCTCTCCTGCGTGATGCCGGGCTTGGCCTTGAATAAAATCTCTTGTATGTCTTGTGGCTCATGAAATTTCATGTCTGTATAATCTGGCATTCTAATCACCTTGATTCACCTCGTTAAAATTCTAGTCCGCACCCAGGACAGGTTTTTATCTTTTTAGATGTCTCTTTCTCATCTTTCTCGCCATCTGAAACTGATTCAATGCTAGATAGTCCTACTAGCTGTTCTTCAGTGAATCCATATTTTAAAAGGTCAATCACGTCGAATTGGTTAGCCAATATGTCATAATCGAATTGGCCCTGATTTAGATTTAAGCCTATACAAAGATGCTCTACCTGTTCCTCTGTCAACAAACTGTCGGGCACCCAGCAACTGACTTCTTTTTCCTTCATTTTCTTGAGTACTTTTATTCGCTGGTGGCCACCGATGATTGTCATATCTAGATTGACTATCGGCTTGTCTATCATGCCGAACTCACCAATCAAACCTTCCAGGTGAGCCATTTGTTCTTTGTTGATGAACCGGGGGTTTTTTGCATATGGCTTGAGATTTTTTATTGGTATAACTTTAAGTTCCCACTTGATCATGCGTCCTCTTATACCGTTCATTTTTCGATTGACTTGAAAGTTATTTTCCATATGCTATTACCATGGAATCTTTGCAATTAGAATTTAACTTTGAATCATTGTCTCCTACTGATGCACATTTGTCACAGATGCAAAAACAGATAGACCTGGCCTGTGAATCCATGGGTAAAGTTAGACGGAAGATGTTTGCCGAATTGGGATCTGTTAAATCTCACTTGGATAAAGTTATAAAGAAGAATGCAGAGCTTGAAAAGGAATTGATGCGCCTTAGGGGGGATAAGATCGAATGGCTATATTGCCATGATGAATTTCTAGTACAGCAGCTAGCTGTAAACTAGCCTCGGCAAGCTCTATAACACTTCTTAACTTTGTCGGTGGATAAGTGCGACATTCTCACTTTTGAATCGTCTTTACGTTTTTTGGGCTTGGATGTGTCACGAAGCAACCAACGATCGTTCACTTCTTTATTTTTGTTTAATTGCACACATTGGAGACAACAAAATTTCTGTTCTTTTCTTTCGGGTGTGAAGAAGTGCCCACAAAATTTACATGGTATCCTTTCATACTCCATAAATCCTCTCAAAAAATAATTTCTATGCGTACCGCCTGCGTTGGCCATTTTTCCTGGCTGTACTTCCATAGGATTCTTGGATCATCATCGGCTCTACCTTTCAGCTTTTTGAGCTTACCTGTCCTAGTCTTATACCATCCTACCTTTTCTGGTATCAAAATCTCGCTTATCTCATCTCTGACATACTTCATAGAAGTAGGTAAGTTGTCATCATCTAGAAGTCTAGGTGACAGCCTGGTTAGCCTGATGGTGCAGGGTAATTCAATTTTATTTGATTCTCTAGAAAAAAGGTATCTAACGAAAAATTGTTGAATCTTATGTCTTTTGGATTTTTTAGACCAGTGCTCGCTAGAATTTATCTCACTAACCGTCTTTATAGGTAGAATCCAACTGATCATATGACCCTTCATATGGGATAAGTGGGATTTGAACCCACAACCAGCAGGTTATGAGTCTGCTGCTCTGACCATTGAGCTATTATCCCAAAAAACATATATTACCAGAAGTTCCGAGGAAATGTTATGGAAAAAAAAAAGATTTTTAACAATTTACGAAAGATACAGGATAGAAGAACTTTGTAGGTCTGGGGTCACACAGGAGGGAATTTGTAAAGTTCTAAATAGATCTAAAAACTGCATAAGATCCGAGTTGTTAAGATGTCCTGAGCGAAAGTACAACGCTATCATCGCACACAAAGACTATCTTGAAAAAAAATCTAAAAAATATCTCTCTTTGTATCGAAACATATCACAAAACGACATGATTATCATAAAAAAAGGTCTTCAACTTGGTTATTCGAAAAATAAATTAGCTATGCTGTGCGCATGTAGTCACTATGTCATGGATAGGTGGCTCACCGAACATATCGATGAAATAAATTGTGTAGAAATCACCGATGAAAATATTTCCACTTCACTTGAAGAAAGAGTGGTGGCATTGGAATTTCAATTGGAAATCATCTTAGAAATTGTGAGGAAAAATGACAGAAATTTTAAAGACTAAAGATTATTCGATTTTCAAAAAACATGAGTCAAACAGAAAAATTTATCCGCAAAACCTAAAAAATATAAAATTTTCTATTCAGTGCAGAAACATGCTCGACATGAGACCTATATCTGTGGATTCTGAAATGCGGGTTTTGGACGGACAGCATCGCTTACAAGCTGCTAAAGAACTGGACCTTGATATTTACTATCAAATCAAAAAAAATTCTAAAGATGAAGATATAATTTTATTGAATATAAATCAGAAACCGTGGGGATATGAAGAGTATTTAAATTTTTATGTATCAAAAAATATGCCGACTTATGTTCGAATCAGTGATTTTTGTCGGTCAAACTCGATCAAATTAGACCATGTACTCAAGATTATTTTGAACAGTGGAAATAACAAAAAAAGATTCAAATCTGGAACCCTGGATGAAGTAAAAAATGATGTATTTGAAGAAATTAAGAACAATTTCATGATGACTGAATTTGTGATTAAACACCTCAAAACATATATTTTATCCGACACCAAATATTTCCACCAAAAAATGTTTTTTAGAGGCTTAAGTCAATTTTTGAGAAATCCTATAAATTTGGATGTTTTTTTAGGAAAATTGAAGGTCAAGTCCGATTCCGTCAAGCAATGTACATCTGTCGATTCTTACATTAAAATGTGGACTGATATTTACAACTGGAAAAATCAGAAGCCTATTTAATCTTGTCCTTTATGAGGCAGGGTGAGGGTTTTTGCCCCACCCTGCCCCATTTCACCACACCCCACTACATAGGTACCACCCAACCATCAATAACGCAACCAGAGCCATTTAAATAGCGCTGCTGGCAAAAGTTTGGAACATACAGTGGATTGCCATAAACATAATCAGCCAATAGGTAGCAATGTGAATGTTTGTTTTTAATGCTTCGCCTAGAGAAAAAAGAATCATTATAGTAAAAATCACTGCTTCAAATGTTTTCATGAAATTTTCCCTTCCTGATTGATGGATTCTTGATTAAATTTCTGGTAATCGTCTTGTAGTCGCTTCCACTCGTTTTTGTGAAACATATCTTTTCTGTTATCTCGACCTTCAATTTCTAAGCAAGGCCATTCACTGATTCTTGATGCTATTGCATCACCCATCACCTCATAAACTTGACTCAGTGAAAGATTGCTTGTGATGATCGTGGGCCTTTCTTCCACGTATCTCCCATCCATCAGCGTGAAGTATTGCTGCTGTATCCTATCGTTGTGTCTTTCTCTCCCAAAGTCATCGATGAATAGGACATCTTCTTCGATCCAGCTTTGAAGATCGAAGCTGTCCCCTTGTGGGGATAAAATAGCTTGAAGCAATTTAGAATCAAGAGCTGGGCTGGTTAAATATTTCGGCCAGTATCTAGATCCGTGAACCTTGAAAATTTCCCTCAGCATAGAGAAAGCTAAGTATGTTTTCCCCACTCCAACCGATCCAGTGATAAATATCGAAGTTGGATTTTTAGCCCAGTCCCGGCAGTAATTTAAAATGCTCTTCGGGATATACTCCGCTGTATCCAGCCGAGCATTTACATATTTTTTCGGACAGCAGCTAGAAAAGAATATCTTTTCCCTCTCATCGAATGATCTTTTGAAGTACGGGGTCCCACCGGGGATCGTTGATTTTTGATTGTTTATTTCCGGATTTATGTAATTCACGATTCTCTCTTCCTTTTGATGGGGATGGGGTTGATTTCACTGTGCTTTTTTCTTCACGTCTCCGTATCCACTGCCTGATAGCTGCTGCATAGTCCTTGTACGGTTTCTTACCTGTCGAGGCAAGGTAATCATTTATCTGCTCAATAAGATCATTGACAAGGGATTCACCGTGAGCCTGGGTGAGAGTGTCTAGCTCGTCCTGGGTGATCTTAACGAATTTTCCAAGAGTCAAAAGAGAAACCACACCACCACTCTCCCCCTTCGAGGGGGTGGGGGGTGAGGAAGCTTTAGCTTCCTTACTCTCTGTAATACTAGGTGTATTAATATGGGTGTTATTTTCGACACCCCCCCCTGTTATTTTCGACACCCCCCCCTGTTGTTTTTGCATCTTCGTAATCTGTTTTTTAATCTCTGGGGAAACCCAGATCCGTCTGTTCCAGTGAATGCCCTCTTTTACTGTGTCTATCTCGATTAAATTGCATTCCTTCAGCGATCTTAACCACCTGTGGATCGTTGAGATAGAACAGCCATAGAGATCGGCAAAGTACTGGTTGGTCGCCCAACAATACCCCTTATGACTGCATAATGCGGTAATTTCTCCGTAAAAAAGCTTGGCACCGTCCTCGATTTGACGATTATACCTCACATGCGCTGGAATTACGGCGTAGAACGAGGGGAGAGATTCATGATTTGTATTTGAATTAACATTAGACACAGTGAAATCCTTGACGTTTTTGGTTGATTTCACTACAATCTCAGATGTCTATTCTAAGTTTGTAGTGTTAAGCCTCCAATCAACCGATTGGGGGCTTTTCCTTTTATAGCGCAACATGTTGTTTCATAGAGATTAACAACAATTTTTACTATACTCCCAGCAAATTCCTTGCATTTTGCAATTCATCTTGCTAAACTCCCAGCCATCCCGAGCTAGAGTTTAGCAGAAGCCCCAGGTTTGCAGCCTGGGGCTTTATTATTTCGGTGACTCTAAATGATTGGCCCATAGAGATCAACGCCAATCTTTCAGCATAAGCATTAAAACAATGGTTTGACGAAATACAGCCATCAGGGTAAATGGAAAGCTATGATACAAACGGCACTACTATGCTTTGCGATGACGGGTTTGGGCTGCCTTTTCCTGGTACTAATGGGGATATTAGTATCTCGCCTAGTGTAAATAGGTTCGATTACCGTCCCTATGGCACACCTCCCAAACGACCAAAATCTAAGCCGCCGTCGTACTGGCTGGCTGTGCTTTTTGTTCTCGCCTACTTGATACTTTTGTGGATGGTGGGATAACCACTTTTCCATCAGTAATATCTGCAATTGCTTTAGACAATCTTTTGCTGGGGGCAAGCCTACCGGCTCCGATAGCTCCCATGTAAACAGGATCAATCCCCACCAATCCAGCAAATTCCTTTATAGTCATTTCTTCGATGGCTAGATATACCTTTAACTTCATAATCACTCCTTTGGCTTGTGGATTGCTCTAATCTGCTATTACAGCGGTATTTAAGTCAATATTTTTTGTTCTCTTGTTTTTATTTTTGTGTGTTGACGAAAAATACGCAATTTTGCATAATTTGCGCAACAAACAACAAATTTACCAAGGAAATGAAAAATGCAGGCTGCCATCAAATTTCAAAAGGACCTCGAATCCATAGAGACCTTTTTATCCTCAACGGATATGGAATACCCAATAAATTTACATCTAGCCAATGCTGCGATAGATGCTATTTCATATAGATGGAGCCGAGATCTATATTTAATTTTAGTGGGGTGGATAAAGGAAAAATATGAAAAAAAAACTATAGATGATAGATAAGGGGCAGCGACCAACTCTCACATAACCTGGGTGCGCCAACACCCAGTAGCCGCTGCAGGAAGCATACTATTCCTAGCAGCGGTAAAAAACAACAAATTTATTTTACCGTATAGGGATACAATGTTAAATTGCCATATTTATGAAGATTCAGACCACAGCTATTGTCAAGATTATGAATGCAGAGATTGCGAAGCAACCGACAAAAAGACAGTATTTCAAGGCCAACATTTTGGCTATCTTTTAGACCTGTTATACAGCGCACCCGGCGTAGAGTTTGAACCTGAGTATTTTGACTACTGCGTCAAAGAGTTATGTAATTTTTTTCAATTCGACAAAGAATTTTATCCAAAAAAACAAATCGTAAAATTTCCATCGGTAATGACGGAAGAATATTTGAACTTTATCCAAACTTGCAATTTCTAGGAGTGAAAAATGAGTTTTTTAGATCAAGATTACGAGATACCCAGCAACGGAAGCGCTAATTACTTATCTCTGGTGGATGGTACAAATCGATTGAGAATTTTATCCAAGCCCATTTTAGGGTGGGAGGATTGGCAGGAAAAAAAACCTATCAGATATAAGATGGGCCAACAGCCTAGACATAGTATAGACCCAGACCATCCGATGAAACATTTCTGGGCTATGATTGTATGGTCATACAACACAAACTCCATCCAGATTTGGCAGATACGGCAGGCCACTATACAAAAAGCACTAAAGGGATATGCCGACCTTCCTAGCTGGGGCGCTCCCTACTACTATGATATCGCTATAGTAAAGAGCGGACAAGCCCAATTGACTAAATATCAGGTGATGCCCGAACCTCATTCCCAGGCTGCAGAGCATATCGTAAAAGCATACCATGACAAACCGTGCTGGTTGGATGCCATGCTCACATGTGAAGATCCATGGAAAGAACAAGTGGGTGATCCAACAGAGGGGATATTCGGGGAGAGACCTAAATCATCAGTACCCACCCAGGCCATGGCTAATGATGTACAGCTGGCAGAGCTTCGTAAAATCCTATCTGAGTGCGAACCAGGATATGAGGATAAATTGCTTGCTAAACTTGCAGCGCCTCCGTATAACGCCGCCGGTTTTGCCAAGGCTTCTATGCAGACCATGAATAAAATCATTCAGGCGGCCAAGGCTGCCCAGTTGGAATATCAGTCTAGCTTGTATCAACAAGAACAGGGAGTACCATTTTGAGTCCACAGGAAATTATAAGAGAAGTGGAAGAAAATGCCGGTGAATGGCTTGAAATGAGTGAAAACCCTGCGGCTACGGTCGCAGGGATTTTGGCACAAAAAATTGTGAATCTCAATAGTCATATAGAGTATTTGGAAAGGAGCCTGAGAAATGAATCCAGAATCCACATCAACTAATACGGCTATAGAGATGTATATCGATATGGAGCAAGGGTCGAAAGAGTGGCTAGCTTTAAGGCGAACAAAAATTACCGCTACCGATGCGGTAACTATTATGGGTGTATCTCCTTATAAAACTCCATTGCAGCTTTACCATGAAAAGATATCCGGTTGTTCGGTATCAAAACCAAATCCGGCTATGCAAAGAGGCTTGTATCTAGAACCTATAGCCAGGGAAAAATTTTCATCCATGGTTGGCATGGAATTCAATCCTGCCGTTGTGGTCCGGGACTGGGCCATGGCATCGCTGGACGGAATAGATGAAAGCCGGAGTAAGATTGTTGAAATCAAATGTCCTGGTAAAAAAGACCACGATATCGCTCTCTCTGGCAAAGTACCTGATCACTATTATCCCCAGTTACAGCATCAAATGTATGTTTGTGACGTAGATTACATGTTCTATTTCAGCTTTGATGGGATATGGGGAGTGGTTGTGTCTGTCGAGAGAAATCAAGAATACATAGATAAAATGATTCAGGAGGAGACTAAATTTTATGAATGTCTTTTATCGGAAATCCCACCTGATCCTAGCGATGGAGACTATGTGGTAAGAACCGACGAATTGTGGGAAGATACCGCGACGCGCTGGAAAGATGTCCGCCTCACGATTAAAGAACTGGAAAGAGAGGAGGAGGATCTTAAGCGGCAATTGATCTTTCTTAGCGGAGAAGCAAACTCAACTGGCGCCGGCATATCTCTTTGTCAGGTCATAAGGAAAGGAATTGTTGATTATAAAAAAATACCCGAACTGCAGGGAGTAGACTTAAACGCATACCGAAAAGACCCTGTTAGCTCCTGGAGAATAAATATAAAATAAACATTTGACAATATACATGAGATGCCCTAAGAAGAGGGTATCTTCATTACGGGCCTCCGTCCGGCTTAGAATCCCAGTTTCTAAGCCGGATTTTCATTAGTACTCATGTGCTTTTTTTGCCCGTTTTTTCATATCTTTGGCCGCAGACTTGGCCTCTTTTTCTTCTGTTTTTTCATGAGCTAATTTTACACCCTTTGCATACTTAGCCTTTCTGGAGTATTTTTTAGCGTCTTTATCTAGTTTCACGGCGCATTTTTCCATAATTTTTTTGTGCATTTTTTATCCTTTTTTAACCCTGTACGTGTGATTTACCTTATCCATTGACAAAATCATAAAATCTAATTTAACATCAAGGTCCAATAATCCCATGGAGAGTGTCGTATGAAATTTCTATCCATATGCTTTGTTCTAATTTTATCCTCTCTTAGTGCGCATCCCCATAAACCCATCTGGGAATTGGACAAAGCTTTAATTTGGAAGAAATCCATCCTTCTTTCATCCTGTATTGATAAATGTTTGGAATTGTCGGAAAATATTTCAAGTAGTGATTATTCCAAAATGAATGAATTAAAAGTAATTCTTAATATTATGAAAATAACCATTGGAGATCAGCCGATGGTAAAAAATGAAAAAGCAGGACTATGGGATTGTTTGGGATTGACAGATACACAGATAAGATTAACCTATGATGATGACTATGACAACTGGATAGGTCATATCCCTTATGATGCTGCCCCAGCAGATCCCAACCCCGAAGGTCCCGGTGTACATGTTAGTTAATCTTATGTTTTTTCTATGGCTCCCAACTTGGCGATTGCTCTTAGATGTTTGACATTAATTATTTGGTGTTGATTTGATATTATTTTTAATTTTACCTTTTATAGCCATGATAGGTAACGAGCAACCAAAATTTAATGATCCACTACCCAAGCAAGAGGTGACCTATACCCCTTTTTGGATGTATCGGTATTCACTCAGGCATAAATGCGGTCTTATCTTTCAGGAACATATAGAAAAATTAGAATGTGAAATAAATTCGATGGATGTTATTCCAGATAATTGGGTCGCAATTCAAGATCAAATGAAAATAATAAAAAAACTTTGTGGAATGACGCTAAAAATAGAATAAATACTTATTTTTTATTTTTAGATAATCCAGCTTCGGACAAAGCAACGGCGATGGCTTGCTTCTTTGATTTGACGACAGGACCCTTTTTAGATCCACTGTGAAGTTTGTGTTCTTTGAATTCGTGCATAACTTTTTTAATCTTTTTTTTCTTATCCATTTTATGTCACCTGAATTCCGTATAGAGAAAATACTCCGGCATTAATATTTCCCGAAGCCATGGCAAATTGAATCGCGTTGATACCTGTGCTTGTTTTTGCTGTGAGCTGGCCATTAGCTATAGTGGCTAGCGTGGTATCGTTCCAGGTCATTTGTCCGGTTAATTGAAGACCATTTCCGATATTGGCATTACCTATATACATAAATCCAAATGCAATGTCTGCATTAGATAAAGGGCCTGTAATTGGGCAAAAAGTTGTGCTATTGCTGTTTGTTAATGTGGTGCTATTATATGCAGCGTAATTCACTCCGGCTAAATATCCGGTGTTGAGATAACTGCCTCCATTATCCTGAGATACCACCATTTGAAGGGACTGGGCATTTGTTACTGGTTGAATGCCGGTGAAGACTAAAAGATAAGGTACAGCTGTAAGACCTGTAAAAGATATTGTGGCACTTGCGCTGGCTGTTTGTGTTGCGATCAGCCTTAGGCTTCCCCCTTTTGACGCAGATATAGCCGTCCCACTCCAGGTTCCCGATGCTATTGTGCCCACGGCGGTAATGTTGCCTTGGACAGCTGAGGGAAGGGTGGAACTTATAGAAGGTACGCCACCAGCACTTGTTATAAGCACGCCGTTATTGGCTGCTGTTATTCCGGCCACGGTATTAGTGGCAGATGAATAGAGTATCTGATTTACGGTCGTGGTGGCAGGATAGGTGGCTGTGCTGAAAGCTGAAGCGGTTCCTACTCCCTGGCCCTGTAAAATTGTGCCCGAGGCTCCTGTGGGATTATTGGCTGCGTTATTTGTTACCATGATACCCCTTAAGCTACCGTTATGTTTCCTTGTGCATTTCTTACAAACCACTCATTGGTCGTGGATGAACATACCAATTCTAATTGATCGTATCGATTTGTTGATGCAAGAGATCCGGCTGCTGATGTTGCTGAACTGCCCATGTGAATAATTTGTGTTGCTACACACTGCACTAGCCATCCCCCAGCGCCAAAGCCACCGACTTTGATTGTATCTCCGAAGGTGCTAGATGCCACGCTAGGCATGGTCAATGTGACCAAACCAGCATTATTGGCTTGATACCCATTGCTTTTTGCCATTGTCGCTGAAGTGCCGGTCACATCAGTCCAGGGCACTCCACCGCTCGCAGGGGTGGCCCAGGTTGGAACTCCACCAGCTACTGTATAAATATCCCCTGTAGATCCAATCGTTCTTTTCGAAAGAACATTTGTTGCGGAGGCATACAGAGTGTCTCCCGTAGCATATGAGCTGAGATTTGTTCCACCTTGAAAAATATCCAGAGGGAGGGGTACCTGTGTAGTTACTGTTATGGCGCTTGATGATGAGGTGAAGATTACGTCGCTATAAGTCAAGGAACCGGCGCCAGACATGGCAGCTGCATTGCTACTGCTTACTTCGCTCGAATATAAAAAGACTCCGCAGCCTGCTCCAACAACTACAGCCGTAGCAGTTCCTGAAGTGATCGATGTTTGTCTTATGTTAGCAGTAGATGTCCCTGATAATGTAACATTAACTTGACCCAAGACTCCTATAGTGACACTTCTAGTTCCGAACGTTGAAGTCCCCGAAAAATCTAAAATATTCAAAAATGTGGAATTCACGATTTGAAAAACAGAATCAACAAAGGTGCTTGCTGTAGATGACAAGCTTTGATTTGCAAATTCACCACCAAAAATGGATACATTTCCAGGGTTCATGACAAAATAAGCGACACCGGTTGTGTTTAAACTTCCAAAACAATTTATAAGAGTTATAAGTCGCGATCCGCTAGATGTCGAATGGAAAGCGGAAAAATCTAGCGCATTGATAAAACAGTTCGTCATAATGATGCGTGTAGCAGACGACCCGGTGATTTCTAAAATATAATCCGCATTTGTCTGTAGGAAAATATTCGAGATATTACACGTACCGTCAAAAGTAGCTGTAAGCTTCCCGATGATCCTGACATTGGCGGTCGTGGAAAATTTAGATTGCGAAGAATCGCCAGTGAATGTAGTAATATTTACACCAGCTTTTAATGTTAGATTTTCTGTGTAGCTTCCAGTTTGGATATAAATTGTGTCACCAGAAGAGGCAGCAGTTAGGGCCGATGAGATTGTGGAGTAATTAGCTCCATTATTCAGGTCTCCAACGATAAATTTTGCAGTGTGTAGGTCGGCTGTTATGTTAGCTGTGATTACTGGATCACCAGATATACCAGTTCCATTTGTGATGCTTATGCCGGGCCCAGCGGTAAGAGTACGTCCAGTGAATATGGAGGTTCCATCGAAACACACAACACCCGGTTGAGAAATATTTAGATCATTGGCAGTTTGCACCATTATGTCACGCTCCATGAGCCTAGGGATGATATTGTATGCCAGGTGGAATCAGAGGGTTTGAAGTTAAGTTCTAAAATGGAACCCTGAGTAGTACTAAAGGCCGTGCCTGCTACTGAAGAAACTGTGGAGCTTATCTGGATGGATTGACCTGCGGCCGCCTGGATAGTGACGGCAGCTGCTGTATCTATGAAAAATATTATTGTATCTCCAATACTCAATCCTGCGGATGCTGGTAAAGTAGCCGTTAGAGCATCATTACAATAATATCCATTTTCTACCTGAGCTGCGAAGCTTATAGAGGTTTCGGACCAGGAAAAACCAGCCTGCTCTACAATGACTGTGATAGTGTTTCCTGATCCTGTGGTTTCTACCCCATCACCACCTAAGACATTGAGTATATTAGCCGCTGGGGTGGCTGTTCCGCTATCAGTCACAAATGATGTTGCAACGGTGGGAGGAGGAGGGGTGCTTGTGGATGCTTTAAAGATTTGGCTCATCAATAAGCCTTTATGTAGGTGTAAGCAATCGAAAAGTCACCAGATGCGCCTGTTCCATAAAAAACAGTTCCCACAGGGAAAGCTTCTAGATCATTGTCAAGAACCAGTGCTTCACCTGCCGGGAATGTTTTCCATGTTTCAGATGTGCCTAAGCTGCTCATGGTGATAGCCACTGAAGCACTGCCCTGATTATCGAATATAATTTTACAAGGGTTGGCAATGAGTGTACCTATGGTAACTTGTGCTCCAGTCATAGTAGCCAGAAGTTCAGGTGCCGGCAGCTGTAACTGGACGGAGTTGTTGTTTATATTATACATTTACACGCTCCGTTTTTATGCTACATAGGCATATAGCCAAACTGTACCGTTTGAATATACCGTCGCCCCTGAGTAAGCTGCAGATAATACTTTCGTGGCTGCCGCAGCACCACCGCCCACTAAGTTTGTGCCACCGCCGTTGATAGTGATATTGTTGACGGCTGCAGATCCGGCACCATCCCTGATGACGAAAGTTCGACCGGCTAAGTCTGTAGCCGCTGGAAGCGTCACCTGTAGTACCCCAGCACTGGTATCGCAGTCGATCACATAGTCAGTGCCGAGCGCTGTATATGGGGTGTCGGCATTGGCTTTAGTGGTGATCGGAACTACCCATCCAGACGCGAATTTAATGCTTCCCGTCCCAGCGGTGATGTTGACTCTTGATGCTGCGCCGGAAGCGGTAAGATTTAGGGCATCAGTAACATCCTCACCTGCTGTAAGCGTCATAGAACCACTTGTACAGGTGATGATTACGTCTTTGGCTGCAGCGCCAGTGGCGACCATGTTAACGCCGCCTGCGCTGGTCACATTGATAGAATCGGCATTAGCTTCGCCAGAAATGACATTCACAGCGCCAGCGGTGGATTGTAGGGTGAGGTCAGCCGCACCAGTAACGGTAAAATTAGAAGCTGTTGCCGAATCTAAAGAGATAGCTCCTGTGGTATCAGCTATGACACCTCCAGTTCCGGCATCGATATCAATACCTCCAGCAGCATCAGACGCAACGATGTTGATTGCGTCTGCTGTAGCCAATCCCCCAGTAAGGGTGATTCCGCCAGCCGTGGAAGTTAAGCCTATACTAGCGGCGTTGGTACCTTGTGCGGCTGTTACTGTAATTCTCTCGGATGTTCCGCCATTTGTTCCGATAGTGATAGCCCCGGAGTTGTCCTCAGTAGCTGAAATGTTGACCGAACCGCCCGTATTTACTATGTCTATATCCTGACCGGCTGCTCCAGTCGCTAGGATGTCAATACCACCAGCTCCAGCACTTAAAACAATTGCATCGGCCGCATCCTCTCCAGCAGTCACATTGACCGAGCCTGCTGTAGTAATGAGGCTCAAATCGAATGCACCCGTAACTGTGAAATTTGAGGCGGCAGCAGAATCAAGCGAAATTGCCCCGGTTGTATCTACGATGAAACCATTTGTCCCGGCATCTATATCAAATCCACCAGCCACTCCGGACGCGTTCATGCGAATGGCATCAGCTACAGACTCAGTAGCTACAACAACAACTGATCCGCCGGTATTAGTGATATTGATATCTTCTGTAGCAGCTCCCACGGCATCGATGTCTATACCGCCTGCGGAAGCTACAATGCGAATCGCATCAACAGCGTTTTGGCTCGAAGCTATATTGACTTGTAGAGCACCATCAATATCTACCCCTCCTGAGGAGGCAGCTAGATTTATAGCATCAGCTGAAGCAAGAGCTGCAGAGAGTGTGATACCTCCTGCTGTAGATTCTAAATTGATGCTATCCGCACCGGTACCCTGTGAAGCTAATAATGTTACTCTTTCGGAGGTACCGCCGTTTGCTCTTATAATAATGGCCCCGGCATTGTTTTCTGTGGCTGTTACATTGATCGAGCCGCCTGTGTTTGTGATATCGATATCTCGTCCAGCAGCCCCAGAAGTATTTATGTCCATGCCGTTGTTGGTGAAGACCATACTGGTTGCGATAGATTCTCCGGCATTGAGATTGATACTTCCTGAAGTACAAACGATATCAATATCTTCTCCAGCAGCACCGGCTGCAGTTATATCGATACCTCCAGCGGAAGAATTGATTACAATGGCATCGGCAGCGTTTTGTGATGTTGCCACATTTATTTGTAACGCTGCATCAATATCTATTCCACCTGCAGAGGAAAGTAGTGTGATTGCATTAGCCGCAGCCTCTTCACCATCGATAATGACCCGGCCGGCGGTACTCGATAATGTCAAATCAGCTCCGGCGCCGGTTACTTCGATTGTAATAGCTGCAGCCGATGAAATATCGAATGTTCCTGTAGCACTCAAATCGGTAAAAACACCTGTGGAAGGTGTGGTATCGCCAATTGGTCCAGGGGAGGACATTTTAGCTATCAAATTAGAAGGTATTACAACGTTTGGTGGGTCAACAAGAGTTGAACCTCCATCTGTGCCGGCAACAGCTTTTGCATCCGTGGCTAATTGGCTAATACCAGCTTGGGAATCAGTTGCAATTGGTGCGCCAGAGGCTACAAGATTATCGGCATAAACCTTTGTTGCTACCGGTTCGCTATTGTCAGTTAGAATTACAGTCCCATATGTGGTTGTAGTGGCTGGTTCAACTCCGCCTGTATCCCAATTTCCAGCGCCAGACGTTGAATAAATGATGGGGGGGCTTACGCTGTTGTCCTGTATCCGTGTGCCGGGTGGGTAGATGTCTTGAGAAGTAGGTGCTCGATTTCCTGAGAGGAATTGAGGGTATACATACCCATCTATTTGAAATCCGAATGCACCATTTGAGTTGTTGTTGTATGGGGCTGTCATGACAAAGCTCCGTAGAGGTAAAGATGATTAATCTAAATTTCCACGAAGGCGATCTCGTCTACAGCCTAGGGTGCGACCCTATTTGTACGCTGTGCGTAACTTAACATTTAAAATAGTTATTTGCTATATAAAACATTCTTCGTATGGATTCAGAATGCCCCTTGCTATATTATAGAAATATACCTGGAGGAAAATATGGACTGGTATCAACTAGCGACACTCATAAGCGTGGTAATAGCGGGTTTAGGAGTTATCATATGGATGGTCAATAAAATAGATGTAGACGTGAAATCTTGCATCGTTAGATTAGATGGTCATGCAGCTAGGATAGATCAACTTTATCAAACATTTATGCAATACCAAAAGGCCACGGATCAAAAATTCTATGACCTTTTGAAGGAAGGAAGAAAATAATGGACTGGGTAAAAATAATAGCCCTATGCGGAACTATAATTGGAGCACTGGCTTTTCTATCCGGACTCATCATCTACATGGTAGGAAAAATGGATGCAGACGTTTCTAAGGCATGTAGAAAAATAGATGAACAGGGTATCAGAATAGATGAACAGGGTAAGCGAACCGACAAACTGATCTATGCGTTTATGGAATTTCAAAGAGATACGGACCGATTGATCAAAGATTGCCAGGAAGACATATTGGATCTGGAAAAGGTAATACCAGAATTTAAAAAACGTAAATAATTCTAGGACAATCTTTGATAGGGATAACCCTGAGTCCTAAGTAGAGTATATAGTGACGCACCCATACTTGGGACTTTTCCTTTCCACCATCTTCCCCATTTGTTCTGTCCATCTGTCCGGGCCGGTACGGCACCCATTTGAAACATCCTAAATACTTCCGGGGGGACTCCTTGATAAGAATATATAGGCCCATTTCTATTAGGAAAATTTCCTAAAAATCTAACCAGTAATCTTCTGTTTTGATCATCATATGCGAATCCTTCGACATTACTTGAGGGCATCGCCTGTGTGACGCCTCCTTCTGGCAATAATCCATCGGCCGAAGATCCGTCTGGTTGCGAGGCAATTTCAATTTGCTGCATCAGATTTTGAATAGTACCTGCAAGCACACCCATAAATTCATCATCCAGCACTTCCCCAGATGCTAAAACCTGATCTAAAGCCTGAAGCAACTGTTGAAGTAAAGCCTCTAGCTCTTGAGGGTTCACGCCTTACCTATTTTTTGGTTGATCTGTTGCAGAATGGACATAAGAGCTTGCTGTCCCTGGCCGGGTTGAGCCTGTAAAGGGGCCTGTTGACCCTGTGGTTGCATTTGCTGAGTAGGGGTAGGTTGTTGGGGTGACTGACTGGGTTGTGCTGTCTGGCCTGATCCATAAATCGATTCAACTATTTGCGACCATGGGGTTTTATGGTCCTGCGTGAGTTTCTTGATAATATTTTTAAAGCTCTTTCGACCTGTCTTATCCAACGTAGCCATTGCCGCGGCCTCTATAGGTGTTCTACCTTGTTTTATCTCGTCGGAAATGAATTGATGAAGTTCCGGGGCGTATTGCTCTATAATATTGCGGTTTTCTTTGATGGGTTCATTTTTTGTTTCCATCTGCTCTTTTAGAAAGTCTAAACCACTTTCAGCAGTAAGACCCATTGACATACCTCGTTTTAGAAAATCCCCTGTTTTTGGAGAGACTTTACTTATCCCTTTTATGGCTAAGTCAACCGGAACATATTTATTTAAAAGTGGCATTATTTTAGAAGCCGCGCCTGTCAATGCCGGAGCAGCAACTAAACTAGCCGCGGCGGATAATCCTCGCCCCATATTCCTTCTAAATTTTTGATCCCGTTCTATCTGTGCCTCATTAGCTTGCTCATCCGGTCTCATAACGGGGTCCTCCTAAACCAAGGAAATATTTTTATATCTCCCCAAGTGGGTGTAATATCCTTTTCGCCCTCTGCAATCTCTAATCGCTGCCTGTCGTTTAAGGACATCTGATCTTGATCTTGTCTAATCTGATCGAAAAAAGCTTCCTGATCGAAAAAAGGATCTTTTTCACTGAGTGATCTAGCTATAGCAAGAATACTATCATTGGTGTTTATATATTCTCCGATTTGCGTGGCCACTTTGCGAGCATTCGTTTCACTATTTATTTGCTTATCGTAACCGTATTTTTTATGTGAAATATTTTCTGGTCTGTATTTATCTACATAATTCTGGGCTCCTTTAGATAATCCATATGCAATTAAGGCAGCCCCTTGAGGGGATAATTCTGCATCTTTGATTAACATATTATAATATTCTTGCGAATTTCCTGCTCTTTTAAAAATATCAGAATATGCCTTATATTTGTTTAGGGCTTTATCACCCTTCCATATGCTTTCTATGCCAGTAGTCTTTGCTGTTTTTGTGAACTGCTTTTTAGCTTTTGCAACTTCTAACAAACGATTAGACCAATCATTAGCAACATTTTCGTATGAACTATTAGGGTCGGCACGCAAATCTCTTTCCATTCCTCTTTGGGCAGCTATCAACATATCTCCGGTAATATCTGCATATAATTCCTGGTCTTTTTTCTGTAATTTTGTCTCCAGTTGCCTTTGTAATTCACCTTTAGCCTCTGCACTTTTACCTTTTAGTTGTTCATTTCTTTGTTGTAATGCACCGGGTTCTGCCAGATCTCTAGCTTCATCATCGGCCTGTAGCTCTCTAGCTTGATCGGGTAAGAATCCTTGATTAATGTAGTCCGATATAGATTGATTTCTCTGTTGTGGAGACCAAGGGGTGCGAGTTAATGCTCTATCATTGAGCTGTGGTTCGTTGACGATTCCATTAATATCTTCTTTTGAAGATACATTTGGTGTCCTATTTAGGGATTGAGCTACACCCCCGGGTAATTGTTCTGTTTCCCGGTAATTTTTAGGATTTATTGATCCCCTATCTGGTTGTTGAGATGGAGATTGACCAGTAGCAGGTAGTTGCGATCCTCTGACGTTTCCTCCAGAGGCCTTTGCATAGGCATTTGCTTGATTCTGATATCTAAGCAATTCAGCACCACTCTGTAACATCTGCGGAGTAATCCCAGGCAGAGCGGCTAACCTGGAAAATTGCTGAAACGGTGTCAGACCCTGTTGCTGCGATAATTCACCCAACCCTTGAGCCAATCTTCCTCTTTCAATTTCCTTGGGAAGTTGTTCGGCTAAACCTTGACCTATACCTGTGCCCACGCGACCAAATATATTAGCCTGCGGTATAGATACCGATCGTGTGATACCACCTGCCATTATCTACCTCCATATGATCCAGCCGAACCACTTAAATTCGGACTGGCTCTCTGATTATTCCAATTTGGCATAGTTGTGCCTGTACGGTTTGAAGATCCAAACCAATTTCCAATACCACCACCTATGGCACCACCAATCGGCCCACCTACTGCTGAACCTATTCCCTGTCCAATCGCCGGTGCGAATGATTGAATGAATCCTGGAGTGCCTGGCTGATTTACATATTGGCTAGTAGGGTTCAATCCTAGCTGTCCTATGTTTTGCAAGCCTTGCGCTCCTGACTGCCTTAAATTAGCTCTGATAGCTCCCAATCTTTCTGCCAAATCTACTCCTGCCTGATTTTGTGCATTCTGAAACCCAGAGCTTCTAAGACCACCTGATCCCATGCCGGCAAATTGCTCAGATAATTGCGGTAAGATATCTTCTCGAAATTGCCGCATTTGGGGAGCTGAAAAGGCGTTAAAATCCTGGGAATCATCTCCAAGAAGGCCGCGATAGTAATCAGCAGATTGGCCGAAAGCTCCACCAGCCCCAGCCCCTTTACCGGCGTTAACAAGCTGCTCAAACAGTCCCTCTTGCTCAGGCCTCAGATTTGAGAGCTGATGCATCTGATCTGGAGTACCAGAAAGAAACTTTCCAAGATTCTTAAATCCTGAAGCTGCGCCAAAACCAAGGGCCTTTAAAGGATTGAATTTTCCAATATTGAATGCCATATTTACTCCTCTATAGTTCCTGTATGTACTCCATAACCACCCAAGCTCTAGTATACGCGGATGCTACCGTCACAATAACATCTGTAGCATTATAAGTAATTGTGTCTAATCCGTTAGGCAACGGCTCTCCTGTGAATGCTATTGCATTGGTAGCCGCACCAAACATCTGAATCAAGCTAAAATTACCATCGATAAATATTCCGTGGGGCTGTGTATTGACACCGACTGTTAATCCAGGAAATTCAATCACCTTACGTAAAATCGTTCTGAATGATTGGGAAGTCCCCCCCTCTGCTACATTATTGATGCCAGGTATAAAAGCCTTACCTGTAAGTAGCTCTTGATCAAGAAAAAACCCTATTTCTCTAGAATTAATTGCATTTGCGTGGCGTTTTAGCTGTTCAGTGAAAAAAATACGGCCATCTTCCCATTTTTCCGGTACTACATCATAAACAGGCTCGTATGATTCGAATTCTTGACTATCTATTGGGGTCATTATTATATCCCTATCGCCATCCAGTATCCATTAGAAGAATTTCCACTAGCCCAGGTTATCGTGATTCCTGTAGGTCCTTTAGCAGTTATAGTGGGTGAGTTAGTGGTTGACGTAGTGCCAAATGTGGCTTGCGCCATATAACATGCAGTGGGAAATGCGATTCCACCATCATTCGCAAAAACGACACTATATGTCGTGCTGCGAACAGGCCAAGTACCCCATTGCAATATGAAACCACCAGGAAGAAAGGTATATCCATTATTTGGGAATAATACGTTATCTCCTACTGCCGGAAGAAAATTCCTCGTCATCGCTACGTCATGATTTCCGGTTCCTGTCTGATAGAACAATTGCTGATCCGTATCTATTCCGTCATCTGTTGTGGTCGTATAGATTTGCGCAAAGCCTGGCACATTGGTTGGTGTAGACTGAGGAATCGAATGAATAGATGTGTGATACCCCTGTTGAGCTGTTTGATTTGAAAAAAGGGTGTGATCTATGCCGAAGATGGTATCTAAAGCACCAGCATTATTTTGTAAGTTCCGATAATCCTGATCTAGATCTACTATGCCTGTGGGCACTCCCGGCTCATATACTGCGATAACCATTTTTACTCCTAAAGTTGACTTAAACGACCTGCCTTGCGAATCCATAAGATCTGGGCATCAATTTGTACATCTTGCTGCTGTTCTTCTCCGGCCATTTGAGCGTTAGAGAATGTGTATTGCAGTGTGATAAAATTCCCTCTAGTGGCACAAAACACCCGTTGCCAAAATTTTGTACCGGATGGTGGCGTGAATAGACTGGAGGGTGAGGTTGGTATAACTGAATTAAAGAAGGTGTCCGGAATTACCGGACTACTGCCATTGTTTATTTGATTATTAGACAAGGTGTTTATTGGAGAAACATTGTCGTAATCCAGATATGTAAATAGGCTGATAAATCCTGGATTAGATGTGCCTGTGGACTCCATTAAAATATCAATGAATCCCATCTGTATCGACTGACCATCGTCCAGAAAATTAAACTTTTTTGACACTATAGAAAAATTATCTCTAATACTAATTAATCCTGCCCCTGTATATGTGCCGGTAGCATTTAGCTGTGCATCACTAAATTGTTGAGTACTCGAATTGTAGGTGTAAAGTAGGAACGAATCCTTATCTACCACATCAATAGCGTATACTCCACCATTCAACGTGCTAAAAGAGCCAAGAACACCTTTGATGTTTATCACTGTGCCACTATTCATATTGTGGCTTGGGCAGGTAATTTTAGTTGGTGTAGTTGTGTTTCCGGTAATATTGGAAATGTAGAGAGAGACATCGTTAACGGTGAGCTGATTTATCTGCTCAATAAACCCCTGCTGATTGCCTGCTACTAGTAATGGTTTTCCCTTTGGCCTGTCTATCCAGGGAAAATTGCACTTAATCCATGGTATTTTTGTGTTTATCCAATTTCTACCTGATTGCGCCTGATATTGGCCCAGAGTAGTATATGAGTCGTCAAATGTTGCCCATGATTCATTCTCGTAGTTGTATACTAGTCTTGTATTGGGAAAAATGTAATTATCAGATCCAAGAGCCGAATCATATTTAGCTGAAAGTGGTAAAGTCCAGTAAGCCAATCGCTGCTCATAATCCCTAATGCCCTGAATACGGAATTCCCCGTCGTTGATGACATTGATACCAAATACCAAGTCGGGAATCTTAGGATCAATTTTTTCACATTTATAACTATCACAATCGACAATACCTCTTTGGCCTATCGTAGAAATAGAAGTGTCGAATTGGACGCCTGAATAAGGACTTTCAGAACCCAGTTCTGAGTTAACTTTTTCTATCTGAAACGGTGCTATGCTGCGACCTGTATACCGAAGCTGCCAAGTGCTTTTTTCGCAGAATATCGTCAAATTATCTCTTACAAATCCAACTAGTACAATGTCTTCGGCTGTAGGAATATCCAGATAACCACCCTGTCCTCTGATATCGGATCGCCACGATCCGGTGGCCGGTGGGCCTGCTGCATAAGGGATAAAGGGATTTCCTATAGTGGCCCATCTAATGCGTTGGCGATAATGAGTAGCTGATCCAGCGGATGAACCTTCCCAGGTGTTAAACGTTACCATCCTGCCCCGGAATGGAAGCATGGATAGCCAGTTGAACAAATAGTTGGTGGCGTCTATCTGATGCCACGCGCCCGACGTAAAATCTACCCAGGCAACGCCGTCCGTGATTCGTGGAGGGTCTCCTCCCCCAATAGATCCTCCACTATTATTTGTTACCCAGAATAATTTATTGTTAGATACTGCAAAAGGTGTGTTCGCACTGGCTGTCCAATAATTTGTGCTCCAGAAAAAATCAGTGCTTTCAATACCTGTGGTGGCCACATTCCACGTGGTACCGGGAATAAACTCTTGAAAGACATTCGATACGGCATTATATATATAGGCATATTTCTGATCGAAAAATACGGTCTGGTCTATGGCGCTATTGTCCAGTTCCCTCACATTGATACCCATGGAAGGGAGGCCGGGGTAATATTGGACGGTGCCTGTTATAGATTCACCACCCCCAGCATTGATTGTAATGACGCCGGTTGCGTAGTTTATGGTGCCCCCTGTACCTGTGCCTAGGGAAGCCACTAAAACACCGTCTGACGCCGGATCTGTATATGTGGTGCCGTCTATATTTCCAGTTACGTTAACACTGCCAGGAACAATGGATGCTGTTGATTCTAGGGATAGGGCCGTGATTAGGTTTACCGACTGTCCCGTATTATCGACTAGCACAACAGCGGTGACATCTACAGACCTTTGCAATCTGCCTAAAAGTAAATGCCCCCTTTTTCTCTTGATCCTTTCACGCCATATGTAGGCATTATTTAGGGTGGGATAAGCATCATCTGGTAGGAGAAATTCTTCACGGTTTTGTATGAGACCTGTTTCGAATCCGGCTATACGAAGGGGTGAATATCCAGCCATTAATATGTTTGGCCGATACCCCAGCCCCCCCATCTCTGCTGAGTACCATTGAACATGGTGATATTCGGTTGCCCGATTTCTTCTACTGACTGCCTTTCTAAGACAAGGGCTTCTTGCCTTTCAAATCCTTCCCTTAGGTTCTCCACGCCTTCCATATCTTGCCGATCTCTTAAGATCTCTCTGGCAGCACCATAGGCGATATAATTCACCCATTGGTTGAGTACAGGAGAGTCCGTCGTATTCATGAATTGGGATGGCGTTTGAAAAACCTCTACTTCTACGGAGTAAACATTATCGGGCACAGGGCGGATGGTTAATTCGTTATTCCAGAAAAGAAGGTTATAGGGCCTTCCTACGTTATAAGTTGCAGCCCATACGTTAATCATTGTTCCGGCTGCAGGGGCTACCGGAAACGTTACATCTATATCTGTCGTAACATAGTCCACGGTACCGCAATATTGTGCTGTTAAAGGCGAAGGGGGATATGCTTGATAGCTAGAAGGAGGCGGTAATGGATTGGAATTAGCGTTACCTTGGCCACCCAAAGGTGATAAATTAGGCAATACCGGTTTTTGTGTATTTGTGGGGTCTAAATAAACATTATCCCCCACAGTGTTTTGGTTCATCAGAACCAGCCGTCCCGTTGTCGTATTCGAGCCGATTCCGAATGAATTAACCACAGCTCCGCCGTCATCACTAATGCGAATAGGATTTCCATTTACGTCTATGCCTCCAATTGTTAATTGAGTGCTTAGTATCCCAAAATTGGGCTGCGGAAACGGATTCTGGTTGTTTCCAAATAGGCTGAATGTGAAGTGTGTAGTAACACCATCACCAGCTGCCGGCTGAAACTGGGTAGGAAAACGAGGATAAAGATTAAATAATTGATCTCTGTTCTTGAAAAAGTTTCCTTGTATACCCTGAAAATATACAGGGGCCCTAAACCCCTGCATATTATTCACGTCTACCGGGTACCGGTCCACGTTGGGAATAGTGAGAAACTTGTATACACTGCGCTGTTGGTCTATTTTTATAGCATATGGGAAATCAGAATTGTAAAATTGATTTACATACTGCTGTATTATCGCACTTGTTAAAGATGACTGACCCGATGATGCCGTAAGTCTACGCACTTTTTGTTCAATATATGAGTAAGTAGTAGGTGCTTGGGCAACCGGCGATACCATCTAGAAGCCCACCGCAGAAAATCTATGCAACCATTCCCCGTCTTGGTCTTTATCTAAAGGTCGACCATCTTTTTGAACATCATCTCCATCAATACTGACCAGTCCACTTCGTCTTGGAAGCCGTTTATTTTGGTCGTTTACTTCTTTAACAAGGCCCAAAGGTACTTTGTAAACGCGTCCTGGGATGAAATGCCAAATTTGAATAGGGTCGCCGGCGTATCGGCAATAGGGCTTCGTTAAGCGCTCATGTCTACCCCTGGAATTCATGTACTCAGCTTCGACAACTCTGGCATCCTCTTTTTTCAGCGATTCCAGTTCCTTTTTTTTCTCCGGTTTCATGTTCTTGAAATCGTCAAAAGGAACGCTGTTAGTTAGTGTGTTAATGAGTCCATGTTGTTCTCCACCTGCTGTACAAAGCGTGAGTTGCACCATATTCAATTTCCTTGGTTGTTGTATGATTGAAAGGGGACAGCCAAACTGCTCCCATTTGCATATTGATAGTTTCTACTTCCGGCTGGAGATATGGTTGCCGGTTGTTCTTTCTTTATTCCTGAAGGGATTACAAAGGCATCGAATTGGGTTGAATTTAGATCGAGGGTGAACTGGTTTCCGCTGATTGCCATGATTGTTCCTACTAAATTATTAGCCTGGTACATCTTGTAGGTGATCGGTACAAACAGCCTAACGGCCATCCCGACGATATATGCATTAACTTCTGTGGTAGCATTCTCAATGGCTACCGTAATCACCATCGGTAAGCTTCTACTGATAGCTGTAATCTCCAAGGAGCTTGGTATTTGGATAACCGGTTTCAAATATTGGTTTGGCATGTAAAAATCCTTTAAGGATTTGTTTATTTATTTGTATTTCCGGTTTTAGGTATTGGTTAGGCATTTACTTTTTCTTTGGTATTTTTGATTTTGAATAGTTAGGATGGTGAGGCATAGCAAGCTGCCCATGTTTTTTTGCATGAGTTTTTAATCTATCTGAGTGTGAAGCAATATTTTTTTTAGCTTCCTGTTTTGTTTTTTCTCCAAAATCTCTTTTGGGGCCACTCTTCATATGTTTTGCGCGGACTGCTTTGATCTGTTTTCTTATAGGTTTTGGAGTAGCTGCCATGGTCGATTATTCCTATATTACTATATTAATATTGAATGGTCACCTTGACGTAGGAGACAAGGTGACCCAGATGTTACTTCTAGCTAGGAACAGGGGCGTTTATCGTGCCAGTTTCCATCTTGTAGGCCTGCCATACAATCACGTCACTTGCCGATCCACCGGGGGATTGGGCGCCGGCTGGCAGTAACATGTAAGGGACAAACAAACCGTTATGAAATGGAACTTGCAGGAAGTTGTAGCCAGTTTGTACATTCGTGATAGGATTGAATGTCGCTTGCTGACCTGCTGGCGCTACAGTAGGGAATAGCTGAGCCGTAGGCGTGGATGTAGAAGCCGGCAATGCAAAAGCCGTGTAACCTGTAGTATTCACATTAATTGTGAATGTGTAGGTTGTAACCGCAGTGATGATCGGCGGCTTGTTTTGTGGCTGGTAGAAGTTATTTAACTGCACCATACCGCAGGAACCGGGAATGGAGAATTCTACCGCCTGACCTACCTGATATGTGTGAGCTTGAGAAACAGTCACAACCCCTTGAGAAGCTTGCGTAATCTTTGTGATTTGATACGCAGGAGGAGCCACTCTAGGTGCTGGGGCTACACGACGCACGCTGAAAGCTGTAGCAGGTGCAGCAAAACCGGATGAATCCAATCCTAATAATGTAAACTGGGATCCAGTAACACTAGTGATAGTGAACGTCATACCGGAAATTTGTTGCATCCCTACCGCATTATAAATAACAACCGTATCACCTTCGCTGTAGGTATTTGTGACGGAAGCCACTGCACCGTTTGCTTGGGTGATTGTTGTTCCTGTCAAAGCGGCCTGTGGTTCGGGATAAGTCCGAACATACGTGAAACCATTTGACGCCGTGGAAGTAGAAAATTTATCTATATTGATAGCGCTGGTAGAGTTGGTTTTTTTCCAACGCAGCCCATCGTTATCATCGAATAAACCACCCCCATACCATTCTCCACGAACAACCCTACCTGTGCCTTGTGTAGTAGCCATTTGTGTTAGGTTTGTGGTTACGAAGTAGTCACAACCACTAGGAAGAGGTATGTATTGTGTGACCGCCGTCGCAGGTTGGGTAAAAGTCCCTTGAGTAACAATTGTGAAAGCCATTTTATCCCCCTTACGATGGTTGGAAAGTGGTTACATTCAAGCCAGATATCCAGTTTTGGTTAGTGATCGCACGAGCAATCGCAAATTTGGCATATATCTGACTGTTTTGAGCTACGGATGAAACAACCCAAGGTGGGCGGTATCCAATAACGGCTGTATAGTTGTTTTGTTCAACTTTAGCCGCTGCCTCAAGGCCATACATTGGGATTGTGTAAACGGTGTTGCCATTCATACTAATCCCTGGAGTTCGGGCCGCTTTGGAGCTGACAAAGAATCTGAATCGGCTGATAGAACAGTATTCTTCAGGTCTTAAACCTTCCTGGGTTGGATAGGCGGATTTAAGAAGGACACCCTGTACTTTTTGCAGATCGGATGAAAGATTTGTATTGGCCAGGGCTATAAATGCATCCCTCACCCCGGCTGTACCGAATTCTAAGGTCGCTTGGAGATTGGTTAGCATTGTTCGTGCATCGTTGCCAAGTAGGATATTCTCAATGTTGTTCACATCATTCAAAGAAATATTACTTGGCTGATCGCCGTTTAAGCCCCCTGTGGCGTTTATATAACTAACTGAACTTGAAAAAAGATCTCTCATTAAAAGATCTTCCTTTTCCCGTAACCATTGACCAAGTAACGCAGTGAATTTGGTAAGAGTTTTACTATTTTCCCATAGTATTACTTGCTCATTAGTTACAATAGACTTGGCGTAAATTTCCATGGTCGCGTCTATGTCTGTACGAACAGGAACTTCGGAAGCTGGGTCGATACCCGAACCATCAAGCTGACCACCATCAGTAGATAAGCGCTCAAATCGGGACATGCGAGTTGTTTTACCTACATAACTTTCCGCGTGATGAAGATCGACACCAAAGCTATGTATAAGGTTGAACATTGGAGTGGACAATAGGTCTTCCGAAGCCTGCACAGGCAATTCTGGAGCCATATTGTTAATGTTTGTGATACCTGTGGAGAAAGTCATTTTCGCCTCACATAAGTTGATAATGTTTTCGTTGGATGGGTGACGAAACCACTAAACAGTCTTACGGAGGCGAACTCGCATTCTGCCAGGGACTAGCGAAGTCCGAGAATTATTCAGCTAGTCTCAAACTAGCAAATTAAATATTTAATTACTAACATTGTTTATCCGACCCCTTTCAAGGTTCTTTGCATCCTTTCCCAATTAGCTGCCCGACGTTCTTTAGATAGGTGATTAATTTGTGGGGCATCAGCAGGATTTTGAGACAGACCCACAGAAGACATAGACTTAGGCTTGTTTTGATTAATTTCAGCACGTTTTGCATCTCTCTGAGCTGTTGAGTGATTAGGTACAAATTTCTTTATAGCTAGATAAATATCCGACCATTTTTCATATCCATCCTGTAATCTTTGTAACGGCCTAGAAACTTCAGGATAGTGATAATCTAAATAGTCAAGGTTTTCCTGAGAGATAATGGCATTGAAATCTGAATAGGTTTGATTGAGCCTTTGAGGGTATTCTTGTCTTTCTTTTTCAGCCAATTGTTGCTGATACTGAGCTTCCCGGGCAGCCAGTGCAGCGTCTATCTTTTTTTGTATACGCTGATCCTCTGTCTCTTCCTCTGGGTAGCTATACTGAGAGGATGGTACATCCGTTGGGTGTCTAGAAAATGCAGCTTCCATAGCCGCTTTTAAAGCTGCTACCTCAGCCTCTTTTTCCGCTGCTCGTCTTTCGGCTGCTTCCCTCTCTAAACGGTCCTTTTTTCGTGCTTCTCTAAAAGCTCTCCAATTAGGATCCTCTTTAGACTCTTCAGTGGAACTGTGAGAAGTTTCTGCCGTGCTATTTTGTGTGCTAGATTTATTTTCGATTTGTTCTTTTTTTTCTTGCTCTAATGCAACTGTGGACATATTTTCGTCTTGATTAACTGCCATATAGGAGACTCCCTGTGACTGATAACGAACATTTAAAACAGACCGATAAAGATGTCAATTCAAATATTGAATTTGATAATCAAATTAAGAAATTGCAGCAGGAATTGAGAAAGGCTTCTGAAAATTACAATCTTATCATGAAGTTTATGGCCGCCGATGCACCTATAGAAGTCTTGTGTTTAGACAAAACAACTGAGAATAAATTAATTCACTATGGGTTCTGCCGTATCTACGATCTTTTCTATGGAGATCTTACTAAAGTCAAAGGGCTCGGTCCTGTTAGAATGAGGCACCTTACAGCCTGCTTGAATGAGTTCTTGGGTGTGACTTAAAAAATATTCACGCTCTGAGGGCATATCAATATGATTTTCCTGTCGTATTATCTCCCAGAAATTGCCATTGAAGAATGCCTTGGACCATACCTGCATTGATGTATATCGTAAATCTACCCAAGGCATTGAGGCTAGTTCTGCCATTACCATATCACTAGGTAAGACCCATAGGCGCTTTATTATCTTACCATAGTGCTTGTTGTAAAGGAATACAGCCTGATTCGGCCTGGGGCTCGGCAGATAAGGCCAGCAATAGAATTTACGTCTTATCAGGTTCTTAATAAGTGGATCTTTGGCTATCACCATGACGACGCAAAACTCATTCTCGTCTATCATGGGGGAATAAGTCTCTATAGATTCGTAAAGATGCTTCTCAATATCTTCGGCCATGGCATGACCTACTTCTCGAGCATCGTACTTTGTTTTATCACTCAGGGCCTTTTTTGAAAGCTCCCCACCTGTGACGCGTTCTATAGGCTTAAAACCTTTCACACAAACCCTTTCATATAATTAGCTTTATAGGCTCTCCACTGCTGCTTAGTGAAGTTTGGAAGGAACTTTTTTATTCTTTTTCTTAGTAGTTTTACTCTTACTTTTCGCATTGCTTTCCTTTATTTCAATTGTTTTAGTATCACCACATATTCTTATTGCTTTATCTAACTTTTCTTTTAAAATCGGTGACATCTTATATTCATCAATATCGATTGGCCTGTAAACGAAGCCAGCATCTAGCATGTATTTGGGTAACGTGGAATTCTCAACGTGAGAAAGCTCTATCGTCTTGTGTTTTTCTCTATCCTCCCGACACTCAAAAGGAGGATCGTAAAAGTATCTTTCACGTTCCGTTTCCATTACCCCTCATTTGATAGCCACGTGTTGGACTTGCACCTACGACCTC